CTCGTTTCTTACTCTCTCCTATACGAAGATGGTAAGAGATGACCGGAAATAGACCAGGAAGGTAAAAGGAGCGCCGACTTGGAGAACTATATTCAGACATACACGCAGCAGATCCACGACGGCCGTATCATCGTCGGCAAGTGGGTAAAGCGGCTATACGACAAGATCGCCAGCGACCTGGAGCAGGGCCTTTATCACTACGACGAAGACAAGGCGCAGAAGGCTATCGACTTTATCGAGGCAAAATGCCACCACAGTGAAGGCCGCCTGGCACCGAACACGCTAAAGCTGGAACTATGGCAAAAGGCTTTTATTTCCTGCGTCTTTGGGCTGGTGGATGACAACGGCGACCGGCATTACCGTGAAGTCTTTGTCACTTGCGCCAGAAAGCAGGGAAAGAGTCTTCTTTGTAGCGCCGTCGTTCAGCAGATGATTTACAACGAAGGTCAGTACGGCGCCGCCGCTTTTATGGTTGCGCCGAAACTTGACCAGGCTGACCTTGTTTATAATGACTTCTGGCAGTCCGTTCAACTGGATCCGGAACTGGCCGCCAAAACCAAAAGCAGGAAGGCTGATTTATACGTAGCTGAAACCAACAGCCGCGTCAAAAAGCTGGCGCTAAAAGCACACCGCGCCGACGGGTTCAACCCTTCCCTGTGGGTTGCGGATGAGTGCGCAGGCTGGCCTGCTGAACAGGGCCTTCGTATGTATGAAGTTATGGCGTCGGCTATGGGCGCCAGGGACGGCGACGGCCTTATCCTGGCAATCACGACCGCCGGATACATCGAAGGCGGCATTTATACGGAACTGATTAAACGGTCGACCAGGGTACTGAACGGGGAGAGCAGCGAAACGCGGCTACTTCCTTTTTTGTATATGGTCGATGACCCGGCAAAGTGGAACGACATAAACGAACTGCGGAAAGCCGCGCCGAACTTAGACGTAAGCGTGTCCGTTTCGTATATGCAGGAAGAAATCGCAAAAGCAGAAGGCAGTCTGTCGAAGCGGCGGGAGTTCCTGGCTAAGTATTGTTGTGTCCAGCAAAACAGTACAGCCGCCTGGCTGGCTGTCGAAGACGTTAATAAATGCGTCGGCGAACCAATAACCCCGGAAATGCTGGCGCACAGTTATGCGGTCGCAGGTATTGACCTGTCGCAGGTTAGGGACCTGACCGCCGCCTGTTTTCTGGTAGAGAAGGGCGGCCACTTCTACGTGCTGGCGCATTTTTGGCTACCGGGCGACAAGATCAGCGAAGCGACGGCCCGCGACGGGATCCCTTACGAGCTGTATATAAAGCGTGGGTTCCTGTCACCATCCGGCGGCGCTTTTGTTGACTATAATGACTGCTATAACTGGATCGTCGAAATGGTCAGCGAATACGAAATACTGCCGCTTGAAATCGGCTACGACCGTTACAGCGCTGACTATTTGACGCAACAATTAGCGCAGCACTTCCGCGTTGATGACGTTTGGCAGGGTGATAACCTTTGGCCGATAATCCAGCAAGTCGGCGGGCTTATCCAGGAAGGCCGTATACATATCGGCGATAACGAATTGCTAAAAATACACTTCCTGGACAGCGCTATAAAGTTCAGCCAGGAACGCGGCCGCGGCAAGCTGGTAAAGGTCAATGCGAACACCAGCCACGTGGACGGCATGGCCGCTTTACTTGACGCCTTTACAGTTCGGAGCAAGTGGTACGACCAGATAGGCGTACAACTTGCCAATGATGACGAAGGAGAATAATACAATATGGGCCTTTTGAATGACATTTTTAGGCCGTTACAAAATCAGCCAATGCAGGAGGCCGTACACGCCGCGCGTTACTTTGAAACGCTGACCGCGTACCGGCCGCACTTCACCAGCTGGGACGGCGCTATCTATGAATCGGACCTTGTAAGGGCCGCTATTGACGCAAGGGCGCGTCATATCAGCAAGCTGAAGGTCGAGATCCACGGCACAGCCCGGCCCGCCTTGCAGTCGAAACTACGGCAGGGGCCGAACCAATGGCAGACGTATAGCCAGTTTTTGTACCGGACCAGCACCATACTGGACGTACATACAACGGCTATAATTGTACCCGTTTACGACGCGGATATGATTACGACCGGGTACTTTACTGTCCTGCCGACGCGTTGCGAACTGGTCGACGTGAACGGTACGCCCTGGCTGCGCTATACTTTCCGGAATAACAAGACGGCCGCCGCGCCGCTTGCTGAGTGCTGCGTCCTTACCCGGTTCCAGCATAGCAGTGACTTTTTCGGCGACGGCAACCACGCCCTAAATGAGACCATGAAGTTAATCCACATTAACAACCAGGGCATTGAAGAAGCCGTCAAGAACAGCGCGACCTTCCGCTTTATGGCGACGTATAACAATCTGACGAAGGCCGGCGACCTGGCGAAAGAGCGCCAGCGCTTTAACCGTGAGAACCTGAGCGCAGAAGCAGAAGGGGAGAACGGTATTTTGTTATTCCCGTCCAGCTATAACAACGTGAAGCAGATTGAAAGCCGGCCCTATACCGTGGACGCGGAACAGATGGCGCAGATCCGCACCAGCGTGGCCGACTATTTCGGCGTCAATGAAAAAATCATGCAGTCAAGCGCCAGCGCCGACGAACTGGACAGCTTTTTCAATTCTGTTATTGAGCCGTTCAGTATCCAGTTTAGCGAAGGCATGACCCGCGCACTTTTCACGGAACGGGAACGGGCGCAGGGTTCCTACTTGGTCGCCAATGCGAACCGGTTGCAGTACATGAGTACCACCGCGAAAGTGCAGATGGCCAAAGAGCTGGGCGACCGCGGCGCGCTGATGATCGACGAGATCCGCGAGCTATTCAATTACCCGCCGCTGCCTGACGGCGCGGGACAAGTCGCACCTATCCGCGGCGAATACAAAGCAACGGACGAATTAACGGGGGAGGATTCCGAAAATGAGTAAGGCAGACAGAGAATACAGAAGCATGACCGTAAGAATTGCGGAACGTGCTGACGAAGATGATAAGAAGATCGTGGAAGGGTACGCCACTACTTTCAATGACCCGTACCTTTTGTATCGTGACCGTGACGGCTGGGAACTTTGGGAAGAAGTAGACCCCGGCGCGTTTGCCGGCTGTGATATGTCGGACGTTATCATGCAGTACGACCACGAAGGCCGGGTATTTGCCCGGATCAGAAATAATACGCTGACCGTAGCCCCTGACGATAAGGGGCTTTTTATTACCGCTGACCTTGGAGGTACGGAAATCGGGCGCGGCTTATACGAAGAAATTGCCGGCGGCTATACGGACCGTATGTCTTTTGGCTTTACGGTCGCCAAAGACAAGCGCGAAGAAGTCACCGACGAAAACGGTAAGACCGTCGTAAAACGTACCATTCTGGAAATCGGTAAGTTATATGACGTTTCGGCAGTTAGCCTGCCGGCGAACCCCGGTACCGCCATTTATAGCGCGCGCGGAATCGACGGAGTGATCGAGGAAGTAAAAGCGGAGCGACTTAAAGCGCTGGAAATGGAAAACGCAAGGCGCCGGGCGATTGTTAGAGCTAAAGCACTTGGAGGGTTAAATAAATGACCATCGAAGAAATCAAGACGGCCGAACTGGAAACCGTAGAAGCCAGGGCGCTGGAGATCGCCGGCGAACTGGAAACCGCGGAACCGGAAACGCTGGACACGTTAAGCGCAGAGCTTGACGCCATCCAGGAACGCAAGGCCGAAATCAGAGCCGCCGCAGAAGAAAAGCGCGCGGCTATGCGCGACGCTATCGACGCCGCGGAAACCATCGAAACCGTAGAAAAACAGGAGGAAAGAAAGACCATGGAAAAGGTTGAAATCATAAAGACCCCGGAATACCTTGACGCGTGGGTTGAGAACCTGAAGGGCAGAGCCAGCGAAGAACAGCGCGCCCTTCTGACCACCAACAATTCTGATGGCACTATCGCAGTCCCTGCCTATGTTGACGACACTATCCACACCGCCTGGGAAAATAACGAGATCCTGCGCCGTATGCGTAAGACCTACTACCCCGGCAACCTGCGCGTCGGTTATGAAGCCAGCGCTGGTGCGGCGTCCGTTCATGTGGAAGGTGACGAAGAAGTCGCTGAAGAAGAACTTGTCCTCGGCGTTGTCGAGATGATCCCCGTGATGATCAAGAAGTGGATCAGCTTCTCTGACGAAGCGCTGGATATGCGCGGTGAAGCTTTTGTAGACTACATCGTTGACGAGATCACCGACAAGATCATCAAGGGCGTCATCACGAACGTCGAAGGCGTTATGCTGAATAGCACCCTGACCGCTTCTATCACCGCCGCCGGCTCCGCCCTGGCGACCGCTGACCTGATCGCCGCCGAGGGCAAACTGTCCGGCGAGGCTGACGCTCCTGTCGTGATCACCACCAGAGCCAACGCTGCTGCCCTGAAGGCTGCCGCCCTGTCCGCGCAGTACGGCTATGACCCCTTTGACGGGATGGACGTCCTTTACGTTAGCGCTCTGCCCCCGAAGGTCCTCGGCTTTGTCGCGGACCTCTCCGGCGTCCAGGCGAACTTCCCCGCCGGTGACGAAGTCAAGATCAAGATCGACGACCTGACCCTGGCGACTTCCGACATGGTCAAGGTGATTGGCCGACTGTATGTTGCCGTTTCTGTCGTCGCGCCCGGCAAGACCGTGAAG